ACGCGGAACGAATCAACTTCACCCTGTGGTTATGCCACACAACCACGAGGAACAAACGGTGATAGAACTAAGTGAAGAAGTTAACAAAGAAATGTTTGTTGTCGATTTTAAAACTAGAAACATATACCAAATATTTGTTGCTCGTGAATCTAAATCAGGTGACACAATTGAAACCGATCACGGGCAGCGAATGAAAACCGCAACTAAAAACAGGGCGGTATTTCACACATTTGAATGGGCAATGCTCGGGCTAAAGGTGAAGCACAACGAAATCGACGATGAAGCCCATAGGCTAGCCAAAGAGTGCGGCATTCGATTGGCTCCATGTGGGGCATAACAACAAGCTTGTTAGCTCGCAGAGTCTTATATAGCGACTTGTTATGAGATTCCCAATAACTTATAATAAAGCTTAGTCGGGCGGGGTTTCCCTCGCATGTCCTCCTTTTCCTCGCCCGACACCTTCTCCTGTTGTTTTAGCCCATTTGATTGGGCTTTTTTTTGCGTGTATAATTAAAAAAAGTTAAGAGTTTCTAGCATGGAAAAAGGAAGTACGCTAATCCATATAAGCGGCGAGCAAAAAGCGTTAATGACGGTTGTAGCTGTATTGCTACTTATTGTAGTTTTTTGTGTCATGTGGCTAATATTAAGCACGTCAGCTCTTAAAGAAACGTTTCGAGAAACAAAGACGGAGGTTAGGGTTTTGCAAATGCACGTACAAGACCAGAACGCTATCCTTATAAGGGCTGGAATCATCAAGCCAAACGATTTAACAACTGGTCCAACTGACCCAGACAAGGTGGAAAAATGAGCGCAATAGCATGTAAGATTTTAATTTGCAGAGAAAAAGCTTCAGCAGTAACAATCATCCCAGAGCTAATAGTTGGCGACCTGGAAAATAAGCCTGACTTGGCAAACGAAATCATTAAGACGCAAGACAAATACGTGGCTAAAATGGATAAGCTGTTAGAAGAATTTAATAATGGCTGAGCAAACAAAGATAGTTTGGCCGGTGCCACTAATACTGTTCACGGTAACTCATTTAGTTATAATCGGTGTTACGTACGGGACTCTGACTAGTGAAATGAAAAACTTTAACTCGTCATTAAACCAAGTGATTATCGAGCTAAAAGCCACAAATTCAACCGTTATCGAGCTAAAAGAAAACGACATTAGGTTAAAGCTTCAGCATGAGTACGCTGTAAAACGACTTGAAGCGTTAGAGAAAGGCAAAAAATGAACACAGCAATCGAGCAGTTAAAAATAGATGAAGGTTTTAGAGGTAGACCTTACAAATGCACAGCAGGCAAAACCACGATTGGATACGGTCGAAACCTAGATGACAACCCGCTCACTAAAGAAGAAGCTGAATATCTTCTTAAAAACGACTTGCAGAAGGTTGCTAAAGAAGCAACAAAGCTAGGATGGTATGCCGATTTAAAACCAGAAAGGCGTTCGGTCATTATTCAAATGATATTCAATTTAGGATTACCAAGATTTCTAAAGTTTAAAAAAACAATCCAAGCTATTAAAGACAAAGATTACAACACGGCAGCAATTGAGATGTTAGATAGCAAGTGGGCTAGACAGGTCGGACAAAGAGCCAATAGATTGGCTGAGCAGATGAGGTGCGGAATATGATTAATTGGATTAAAAAAGAATATCACGCATTTAAAAACTCTCGGACTATTAAGCTATCTTATGCGCAAAAAGCACTAGCTATAGTAACGATAGCCTTAGAAATAATGCCAGCAACCAAAGGCTACATGTCAATAGAGTTGTTCGCTTTGTTAAATGGCGTACTTGCTGTGATAGCCAATCATTTGAGAAAGGTAACAACTAAGGCATTAGATGAAAAATAATGCTATAATATCATCGAACCAGACGAGTTGCCGAATGGCTTCCTAGTTGGTGAATATGCCCGCCGCCTCTGCTTATGTACGCGGCGGTTCTCATATAGGAGCTAAAATGAGTACAGAAAGAGCAATAGACAACACTGTCGAGGCGTGGGAATCTAGGCGGCTAGGCTGTGATGCTAAGTAAGCTGCTAAAATATCGATTAATAGATGGAAGTATAACGCAACAAACCGCGCTAAAGCGCGGAATGATACCGACAAAACAACCTTGTTTAATAAATGGCTAAAAGAGCATAGAAAATGTTTAGCGCAATAAAAGCAAAGCTTGCAATATTCGGCGCTGGAATCATGGCTATAATGGCTATGGTTATTAAGTATTTATCCGCTAAGAACGATAAGCTAGAAGAAGAAATCGAGACATTTGAAAAGAAAGATGAAATCAATAACGCTATCGACAAAGCAGAAATAGAGAATGCAGAGATATCCCGCAAAGAGCGAGCTAATATTGATGATACTAAATGGAAGGATAAGATATAAATTGATTGTGTTTGTTAGTAACAATGTGTCTACCATCCTTCAGCTCTAACACATCTGGGTTTCTCCCAATCATGTTAGTTAGTTGATGATAGCTAACACCTAAAGCCTCAGCGCATTTAGCGCGAGACTCAAACAGTTTAGAAAACTCACTTAATTTCATTTTCTCTCTCCTTATCCTGCTCACTTAGCAGTATTGCGCCGAGCATGCCAGAAATGTTTGGCAGTGTACAAAAAACAACACTCATTCCCTTATCGCTCGCCTTAAACAAATACGCTCGCCCCAACCCGTCAACACCCCACCTATAGCCGTACACGCTAGAAAAACCTGTGGCTATGTTCGTCAGACCACTCAGATCGCTTTGATTTAAGCTCATCCGCTTCATCCAGCGTTAAAGTTTCATCATTTTCTAGCACGTGCGAAATAGCTTGTATATGAGCACCGTGCCCATTGCTTTGATTTGCCGCCCAGCCAATTATTTTTTCTACTCTACTCATTTTTTTCTCCTCTTTATTGATAGCCGCCCTATCAACTTGTGATAATTATAACACAAGCGTTATCTTATATTAATTTCAATTCATTTTAAAAATATAGTATAATCAGCCAAATTCTTTAGAGTGCTAACAAATGCAAATTGTTGATAAGTTAATAAAATCATTAGTTTTAGCTATGTTATCCACAGGGTGCAGCACAAACACAGTAGTTATCCACAGAGATATACACATAAAAGACCCGTGTATCTTTGAAAAATTCACAGAAGCAGAAAAGAATTCAATGATAGAGCCGGTCGGCAAGAAAATCTATCGCAATCAAGAGAATTGCAGAATAATCCACAAAGAAAACTCTAATAACGCTAAAGCGCATAACGAGGCTCACCAGTAATGGCGGCTACTTTTGTAAGCGGCGCTACGGCTGCGGATGGTGCGAACTATACACCGGGTGGCGGTGCTGATTTGTTATTGGCTTGGATGGCGACAGGTTACGCGGCTGTGACTAACACCGCATCTGCTCAGACTTACAACTCAGTATCAATGACCGAGAGGGTTGATCAAACGACTAACTTAACTGGAAGTGGCGACCCTGTAGGGATGTTAGCTGATTTAGTTGCCCCAAGTGCTGGTAGTAATGTTATTGATTTAACGTGGAGCGCGGCACTAACGAATGAAACTGGCTACGCTATGACTATTTCAGGCGTAGACCAAACAACTCCTTTAGCCAGCTCAGGTGGTGCGACTTATGCGGTCGATAATTCACCAGCTTTTACAATAGACGCCCCGACCAACTCATGTGTCGTTTATTTTAGACATCATGCCGCAAGTTTGGGCGGAGGAACACCAGCCTGGACAGCTCCGACAGGGTTTACGCAGAGATTTGCCAATACTTTAATAGCAACTCCTGCATTCAGAGAAGTAAGAGTTTATACAAGGGATGTTACAACCGCTCTAACAAGTCACTCGCTATCAGCAACAACTACCGGAACTGCGATGGGTGGCATTCATGGCTATGCAGTGTATAATGAGGCTGTAGCGGCTGGCGGCTCAATACTGCCGTTTATCACTAAGTATTACAGAGGTTTAAATTAAATGAGGCAAGTCACCCAGGGTAGTACCGATATATCAGTTGACGTATACATCGTTGACGCTACGGACGGAACTCCGGAGCTTGGGGTTTTATTTAATACGGCTGGAATAGATTTAGAGTACCGACGCGAAGGGGAGGCGGTCGTTAGTATCACAGAGGCAACGTTGGCACTATTGACAACCGCTCATGCAGACGGTGGGTTTTTAGAAATAGGTCACGGTTATTATCGTTTAGATGTGCCTGATGCGGCTTTTGCTGCTGGTGCAAGCTCGGTTAGTATTCAAGGTACTGTTACGGGAATGGTTGTTTTACCTCAAACTATACAGCTAGTAGCATTTGATACTCAAGATTCTACGCGACTAGGCTTAACAGCATTGCCAAATGCTAATGCTGATGCGGCTGGGGGGCTACCTATTTCAGGCTTAGGAGGCTTGGATTTAGACGCTTCTCTTAGCGGTAATATACCTCAAACAGCAGATCACACAGCGGGAATTGCAGATATACCGACGGTAGCAGAGTTTAATGCTAGAACGCTATTGGCGGCTGATTATTTCGATCCAGCCGTTGACACTGTAACGCTTGATGCTGCTCAACCATCAATTACATGGCAACCAATGACATTTACAGCGGTTGATACAAATGCGAATATAACATTTTCAGGCGCTGGAACTGGTGACGTTTTCGCATATACAAGAGTTGGCACAGGCGGACTGTATGATACAGCTTATGAAGCCGATTTAAGCGCAGTGATAACCAATAACGCATCTATAGTTGATATACTATTAGACACAGGTACAACAATTCCAGCAGACCTAGCAGCTCTACCAACTGCGGCAGAAGTTAACGCGGAAGTTGTTGACGTTCTTGAGGTAGACACGCACGCAGAGCCTACGGCAGCGGTAGCGGCTACAACAACTATTAAAGATGCTCTAATGTGGCTTAAGACATTAGGGCGTAATAAGATGACTCAAACATCAACAACTACAACATTGAGAAATGATGGAGATACGCTTAATATATCTACGTCTACTGTGTCTGATGACGCAACAACATTCACCAGAGGTAAGCATTTATGATATTTGGCTGGCGATTAACCAACAAACCTGTACAAGTTGAAAGCGAGCAGGTTAAAGAGCTTCACGAGCTGTTAAAAGATGAAAAGCTTGCGCGAGAGTCGCAGGCTAAAGAGTCAGAGCTTGCTAAAAAGAAACTCGGCAAAGAGTTGCAAGAAGCCAAAAAGCTAAATAATGAGCTTCAAGCTAAACAGCAAGACAGAAACAGGGTGACAGCCATCAAACATCTTAAGATAGCAGAAAGATACGAAGGCATGATGGAATTGTCTACAGGTTCGAGACAGCTAGAAATGCTGGCGATTGTAGCGGCTAGAATTGAAGCAGTAGAAGGGCTTGGGATAAAGGTTAACGGAGTAACAAAAACGCTCAACAGGCTATTGTAATGGCTATTGACACGCTAGCAAAAAGAAACTCGGCATTAAATGTCAGCGGGGTAGTAATACCAATCCCTGATGGCGCTATTGATACAGGGGATAGACAAACACTGTTAACTGTATACAGTGGAATATTAGCAACAACAGCAGCGATTGTTAAAAAAGCATTTCAGACACTATCAATAAGAATAGGTATTTCATTATGAGTTCAGGCGAAATCAAATCAGCAGTTAGGTGGAGCAGCATTACTCCTAACGACTCGGTAGACGTAGAATACAGGGCGATATGGGTTCAAAGCGCCGGCGATATAGCTTTAAGAGATATGAACGACAATGACGAAACATTCACTGTGCAAGATAGCACTCTGCTACCGCTCCAACCTAAGCGTGTACTAGCAACAGGAACAACAGCAACCGGAATAAAAGGGTTAAACTAATGCCAAAACGCGGACAAACTAAAAAGCAAGCTATGAGGGCTGAGCGCCAAGAAAATCATAGGGCTTGGTTAAGCGAGAAGTGCAAACTACAACATTTTGTTGACAACCTAAACAGGATTGAAAACTTAGACCCAGAAGCTGAAACCTTTAATAATGAACTAGCCAAATATAAAGAAGCTAACGCGCAAAGATTAAAAGTAATGAATAAGTACTTGCCTGATTTAAAGAATATTGAATTAGCTAACGATGGCGGAGGGGATTTAGTTATACGGTTAGTGGATTTTAGTGATGAACGAGCTAACGATACCGAATAATTGGTTGCCAAGAGGGTACCAGCTCCCGTTCTTTAAAGGGATGGACAACGGCAAGAAGAGAGCTTGCTTGTTATGGCATAGGCGCGCTGGTAAAGATTCTACTGTATTAAATTTCACAGCTAAAGAAATGTTTAAACGTGTTGGTAATTACTGGCATCTATTCCCCAAGCAAAGACAAGCAAGAAAAGCTATTTGGAACGGTATAGACGGGCAGGGTCGAAAGATATTGAAGCAGGCCTTCCCTGAGCAAATAAGGCGGCGCACTGATGGTACTGAAATGATGATTGAGCTAACTAACGATTCAACATGGCAGTTATGCGGCTCTGATAACTATGATTCATTAGTTGGCTCAAACCCAGTTGGCGTGGTGTTTAGTGAGTGGTCTTTATGTGATCCTAATGCTTGGAATTACATTAGACCAATGCTATTAGAAAATAACGGGTGGGCTGTATTCATCTATACGTCACGAGGAAAGAATCACGGCTTCACGCTGTACAACATGGCAAAGAAAAACCCTGAATGGTTCTGTCAAATGCTCACTGTTAATGACACAAGGAGAGAGGATAACACCCCAGTAATCACACCGAAGATGATAGAAGGTGAGCGCAATGAGGGGATGAGTGAAGAGCTTATACAGCAAGAATACTATTGCTCTTTTGACGCTCAGATACCTGGGGCTATTTACGCAACGCAATTAGCGACAGCAAGAGATGATAAGAGAATTGGCTCTATCCCTGTTGATCCAATGATTGAAGTTCACACAGCTTGGGATTTGGGTATAAGTGACGCTATGTCTATCTGGTTTTTTCAGGCAATAGGTAGCGAGATACGCCTTATACACTATTACGAAAACAATAATCAAGGCATGGAGCATTATGTTCAGTATTTGCAAGAATTCAAAGCTAAACACGCTATACAGTATGGTCAACACTTAGCGCCACATGATATAGAAGTAAGAGAGTTATCCACAGGTAAGACTCGAAAATCAACCGCCGCAAAGATGGGTATAAGCTTTAGAACGGTGCAAAGGCCACGATCTAAATCAGAAGGCCACGACGCAGTAAGACGAATATTTCCAAGACTGTGGATAGATGACATAAGGGCGGAGCATGGCTTAAATTGCATTTCTAGCTATCAGTACGAGTGGGACGATAAGAAGAGTATGTATAAGAAAGACCCGTTGCACGACTGGGCTAGTCACGGAGCGGACGCTCTCCAGACCTTGGCGCTAGGGTGGAATATAAAGAACACGCATAAAAGACAAAATAATTTAAACACTATGAAAATGGAATTTAATGTCTTTGGGTAGCTATATAGTATTCACCAAAGATGATGGTAACTGGTGGTCTAGGTTCTTGCATAAAGACATACAACATTGTTTTATTGCAGAGCCAGATAAAGGATTGTGGATAATTTACGGCAAATCTAGGAAATCCGTAGATTTATACACAGTTGAAAGTTATAGTGATATAATCAAAGAAAGCGTAATATTAAAAGCTGAAAAAAAACAAAATGCTCGAGGATTGTTGATGTTAAACACTTGCGTGGGGCAAGTTAAGCAGTACCTTGGGATAAGAAATCCTTTTATAGTTACACCTTATCAATTGTATAAGAGGTTGAAACATGAAATCACCTAAGAAGCCAAAAAAGACAGCAGAGCAAAAAGCTGTAGAGCATAGGCAGCGAAGTATGCTAGACGAAGAAATAGAAGAGCAAGAAGGTCGCTTTAAGGCGTTAGCTCGTGGCAAGCTAGGAAGAGTGTCTTTATTAAGCGGTGCGCCAAAAACAGTTAGCGAGGCAGTTAGAGGATCAAGCAGAGGCGGCGGGTCTGGTGTTGGCTCGATGGGTGGTATGCGTTCGACCACATCAGGAGCTAGAACGTCAGGAGCGCGCTCAATACTAAGCTATGGTGCTAGAAGATGAATATCCCAGAAGGGTTAGGCACATTTAAGTCTATTCAGACAAGAGAGAAAAAAGCATTTGCTGAAATGTCTAAATGGGAAGATATATTAGACGATGCTTACGAGTTCTTTTTACCACAGCGCAATCTATTTAACAGAGAGGGCAGAGGACAAAAGAAAATGGATCGAATATTCGATTCGACGGCTATAGACTCCATTAAACAAGGCGCATCTAAGCTACAAGAGAATATAGCGCCTATTTGGTCAAGATGGGCTAACTTTGAACCGTCAACTGAAACGCTAAGATTGCTAGATGATGTTGATGAGGTATCAGAGGCTGACATTAGAGAGAATCTAGAAGAGCAAGCGGAGATAGTCTTTGACGTTATCAACCGCTCTAATTTCGGCACGCAGTTTTACGAATTTGCTTTAGACTTATTGATTGGTACTGCTACCATGACTATTGACGAGGACGAGTCTGAAGAAATGCCGGTAATTTATCGAGCTATCCCGCAAATTGGACTAGCATTTGAGGAAGGTTCAGACGGCTCAGTTAACACTCATTTTTTTAGAATGAAATGCAAAGCCCGCAATATAGAGCAGAAATGGAAAGGCTTTGAAGTGTCTAGCGAGCTAGCAAAAATCATCGAAAAGTCACCTGACGAAGATGTTAATATATGCCAAGCAGTTATCTTTAACCAAAAGGACAAGATATATTACGCGCTTGTATGGGTTAAGGAAGAGGAGAAGATATCATGGGTTCAAAATTATCCAATAACACCTATGGTTACTTCTCGTTACGCCAAAGCTTCTGGCGAAGTTAGAGGGCGTGGACCAGCTCTTGACGTATTACCCGATGTTAGGTCATTAAACAAAGCCAAAGAGTTTGTATTAACAAAAGCTGCTATTGACCTGTCAGGAATTTGGACGGCAACAGATGACGGCGCAACAAATCCATACAATATCAAAATTGCTCCTGGAGTAGTTTTGCCAGTAGGATCAAACAATACTTCCAACCCAACCCTAGCTAGATTAGATACTGGAGCAGATATTAACTTATCACTATTTGAGATAGAAGAGTTAAAATCAGGTATTAAGCGTTCTTTATTTAGCGAAGTAAGAGAGCCAGACGATTCTGTTATATCAGCAACGCAATATTCGATTGAGGCAAGAGAACTAGCTAAAAGGATAGGCTCAGCATTTGGCAGGCTGCAAACAGAAGCATTGACACCTATACTAAAGGCTACTCACGAAATATTAAAGCGTAGAGGGTTAGTTCAAGGAATAGTGATTGGTGGTCGCGAGGTTAGTATTAAGTTTACCTCTCCTCTTGCTAGGGCGCAGGATGCGGAGGACTTATCTTCTATTCAACAATCTATTGAATTTACTAGAGCTGTAGCTGGTGATGACGCGGTTAAAATGTCATTCAAGCTAGAAGATATAGGTAAATATGCATCGGATAAAACCGGCATGACTCAAGAGCTAGTAAGAAGCGATGCGGAGAGGGGGAAGGTAATACAAGCTGGCGCTGATGCGGTTAAAGCTGGGATGGTGCAAAATGAACTTTGATGATATAGACAAGCTGACAGCGTCTAAAGAAGAAGCTGATAGGCTAAAAAAAGAAAAGCGGGCTGAGCAAGCGGCCTTACTGCAATGTTATTCACGACTATTTAAGACTGACGATGGGCAAAAAGTCCTTAATGATTTAAGTAAACGATATTTGTATGACAATGGAATTCTGTTAGACAGCAACAATATCGACTATAGGGCGGCTTTTGCTAATGGTGAGTCTGAGGTGGTTAAACAGATAATTAAAAAAATACAGAGCGCGGAGGTAGTTTGATGGATATAAGAGAAAAAGCCAAAGAGCTAGGCATAAAAAGCTATTGGAACAAGAAAGAAGATAGACTTCTAAAGGAAATAGAGGAAAAAGAAAATCCGCAAGGGTTTAGTGTTGATACTAGCGAAGATAAGAAAGGCTATTTAAAAAGAGCCGGGATCGATTTAGGAAGGCTAGCTTGTATGGCTCAAGAGCTAACAGCGGACAGGATAGAATACCGCGCACACAAGAAAGCATTTGAATGTTTTAAAAAAAATAAAACAATAGAGTTTATTAGTATAAGTTCATTTCAATAGTGGAGACAATTATGAGCGAAGAAAATGTAGGCGGAGATGGCGAATCGCAATCCTTGCTTGGTGAAGACAATGTTTTAGCAGATGGTGAATATTTCCTATCCGATGGCGTTAAAGGTTCTGGTGATATCCCAGAATGGTATTTATCAGACAAATACGGCTCAATATCAGAGCAGGCTAAAGGCTACACTGAGCTACACAAGAAGTTTGGCTCATTTACCGGTGCGCCTAAAGACGGTTATGAGCTACCGGAAGGCGTTGATAGTGAGGATGAGCTAGCAAAGTCTTTTATTGATTTAGCGTCTGAGCTTAACATGAATCAAGACGGTTTCAACAAAGGCTTAGAGTTATATTTTGCTCAAGCTGGTGTTAATGAAGAAGTTTCGAAAGAAGCAGAGATGGCAAAGCTTGGCGATAATGCCTCTCAAAGGGTTCAGGTTTTAGATCAAGCATTACGCAACAAATTGGGCGACTCTTATGAAGATGTAAAAGACCTAGTGGTTGATGCCAATTCTATTATGCTGGCTGAAAAGCTTCTGCAAGCTCATGCACCTGTTAAACTGCCTATAGATGGCGGGGAGCATCCAGAGGGTTTAACATGGGACGATATTGAAAAAGAGATGTTTAAAAAGGATGAGAACGGCAGGCTCTTAAGATCTACAGACCAAGCGCACAATGCAAAAGTAGAGCGAATGATGAAAGAGTTTGGCGGCGATAAAGCGACAAATATTGTAGTTGGCTAAACTTGTGTTATAATTAACCCTATATCGGACACCTTCCAAAAGAAGCCCGTTTAAAATTAAAGGTTTAGTAAAGACCTCGTTTTAAACGGGACACTCAAAACTAAATCCTCAAGTTAATTATTTTTTGAGGTAATCAAAATGAGCAAAACATTATCATCCGTAGCTCGCCAAGAATTTGATTCTATGGTGAAGCCAGCGTATCAGGGCGGATCTAAATTACGGAGCCTAGTAGAGTACAGAGGCAACGTAGTTGGAGACACCTATAAATTCCGATTAATGGGCAAAGGTCAAGGTCATAAGAGAACTGGCTCAAGCTCGCTTGTCGTTCCTATGGATATTACGCATGGATTACCAAGCGCGACACTTGAAGATTGGGAGCATCCAGAGTACACCGATATTTTCGATCAAGCTACTGTCAATTTTGACGAGAAAAATAAGCTTGCTGAGACTATCGGGAAGGCAATGGGTCGAACCGAAGATCAAATAATTATTGACACGGTAGCGGCTGGAACATTTAACACCACCGCTACCGACGAGCAAGGGTTTGAAATAGCCGCAGGTGCGACAGCTTTCACAACAACCAAGCTTAGGGCGTTGAGGCGGTATTTTGACGATCTAGAAGTTGATGAAAAAGTCACTATCGCAATATCTGGAACAGGTATGGAAAGCCTGCTATCCAACACAGAAACAACCTCTAGCGACTATAACAGCGTTAAATCACTAGTTAATGGCGACTTAAATACTTTCATGGGCTTTAACTTTGTAACCGTTGGAGCGCGCAGATTAGAGGGCGGTTTAGGTGGATCTGGCTTAGTAGCTTACGCATGGGCACCAAGTGCGGTTGGTTTGGCGGCTGGAAGCTTAGAAAAATCAATGGGGATTGATTGGATCGCAGAGCGGACTAGTTGGTTATGTAACGGTATGCTTAAAGCTGGTTCGGCAATTATCGATCCAGAAGGCACAGCTAAAATTAGCTTTGTATAGGAGTAAATAAAATGGCTTTAATTTTAACAGACTTTAAACCTGGCGATAGCACTGGGGCAGCACCAGCAATCCATAGCTATACAACTGCTGATGCAATAGCAGATGTTAATACGTCCGGTTATTTTGATAACTTGTCAGCTATTTTGGCAGTAGGTGATTTAATCTACTGCTGGACGTCTAATGCTGGAACACCGGTCGCAGTATTGACCCAAGTGTTAAGTAATGCGGCTGGCGTAGTTGATGTAGCAGACGGAACGGTCTTAGCAGCGACAGATCTTGATTAGAAACCAGTAGAGGGTGAAAGCCCTCTTTTTAAAGAGGTATAAGCATGGCTGAGATAGCACATTCTTTAACGAGGGTCGGCGAAAATCATCGGCTTATTACTTGGGAAAATGTAACCGAGGCCGATACTTTTCAACCGTTTGAAAACGCAAGGAATATTCGATCAGCAGTATTGCAGATTGGCGGCACGTTTGGCGCTGCAACAGTAGTACTTAATGGCTCTAATGATAATACAGTGTACGCAGGGTTAAGCGATCATAATGCAGCAGCAATAAGCTCTACAGCGGCATCTATTAATTATGTGCAAGAGAGCCCTTTATATTTTAAACCGTCCGCGTCTGGCGGTTTAGCGCAGAGCTTAACAGTTAAGTTGTTATTGAGAGTATAGTATGGCATCAAAGATTGACTTAATCAGCAATGCATTAATATTGATCGGAGATCCGCCAATCAACACGCTAGATGGGGATAGCCGCGCTCAAACGACTGCGGCTAATCTCTATGATAACGTTGTTAAAAATGAATTAACCAAACATCGGTGGGGTTTTGCTAGAAGGAAGGCTCAATTATCCTTGCTAGTAGACACCCCTATCGATAATGAATATAGCAATGCTTATCAATTACCGTCAGACTTGTTGGTATTGATTAAGATTAAACCGCGCCTAGGTTATCAAATTTACGGCGATAAGCTTTATACTAACTTTTCACAAGCGTTATATTGTGATTATATATCAGATGTCGCCGAATCAGAGTGGCCGGTCTATTTCGCCAAAATGATAGAATACGCTTTGGCAAGAGATTTCGCCACTGCTATTAGGGATAGCGCGGCAAGTGCTGATAGGATGGCCGCAGAGTATTTAAACGCATCAAGAATGGCGAGATATACAGATTCACAGCAGCACCCTCAAACGCCGATAATAGATAGACCATTTGTTGACATAAGGTTTTAAATGGCTAAGTCACGCTTTATACAAACATCCTTTTCAAGCGGCGTTCTATCCCCTTTAATCAAAGGTCGTACAGATTTAGACCAATATTACAAAGGGCTTACCTCTGGTAAAAATGTCGTGCTAATCCCTCAAGGCGGATTGAAGCGCAGGCCTGGGACAAAATACATAAATAAAGCAGCATTCAAAACGTCAAGAAATACCACTGTACCAACCATGCCAAACGGTGGAACAGCGGCTAATATCAATGATGATGACGATGCAACCAGCGCAACCACAACAACCAACATCTCCACGATTGACCCCTATGTTATAGCCCATTACGATTTAGGGACTGCAAAAACGATTGAGTTTGCTGATGTAAGGGGTATTTTTTTAACAGTTAGCGGGTCAACACTCAATTTGGAGCTTCAATACTCAGACGACGACATTGTGTGGACTGGGGTGGATAGCTTTAGAGAGGTTGGGACAGCTTCGAGAGATATGAGACTTTATGCTGGGCTAACACATAGATATTGGCGCTTAGCAATTGTTGATGGTATTGATTTAACCACAAATAATATTACGCTTTCTGAATTCAATCTACTGGAGCGCACAAGCACTATATCCAATGCTAAGCTAAAGGATTTTAGTGTTAGCTCTGATACCCATTACTTAATGGTGTTTACTGATGGCAATTGCAGTATTTATAACACAGCTACAGATTTAAGAGTTGCTGATTTAAAGGTTCCTTATACTTCTGATCAAGTTTCCGACATAAGAGACACACAAAGCGAATCAGTTATGTTGACGTTTCACGAAGACGTCATCCCGAAGAGGATAATAAACCTAGGGACTAACTTTGATTGGTATGTGGACGACACGCCATTTATCAATATACCTCAGTTTGACTACAATGACGCAGCAAGCCCAACGCCAACTAGCGAAGTACAAGTAATGACGTTTACAGGCTTTGTAGCAGGCGATACTTTTCAAATTGACATAGAAGGTGTTTTTAGTAAAAACATTACTTACGCCGGAGATTCAACCGCAGATGAACGATCGTCAACAGCATTTAACATACAGAAGAATATTCAAGACATGCCAGTTATGGGCGAAACAGGTGTTACTGTAGCAAGAACAGGTTTGGGAGCTTATACGGTGACCGTTGCTGAAGAATCAGCTAAAGATTTTGAGTTGTTTTCAGCATTTGCTACAAGCGGAACAGGAACTAAAACAGTTATAGTAACACAAACTACTCCCGGCGTACCAAGAAAAGAGGACGTATGGAGTTCAACAAGAGGCTATCCTAAATCTGCTTGCTATCACGAAGGCCGCCTTGTTTTAGGTGGTACTAGGTCGAAACCTCAAAGTTTATTTTGGTCAAAAGCGGGCAGCGGGTTGGACTTTGATACTGGTGAAGGTGACGACGACGACGCTATATTTACCACTATATCTAGTAGAAAGCTGAATAATATTGTTGATGTTTTTCCCGGCAGAAACTTACAAATATTTACAAGCGGCTCCGAATTTACTGTTAATGTTAGCCCTGTAACGCCCTCTACAGTTACTATTACGCCACAAACTTCTCACGGCGCACTAAACCTAGAAGCAAAAGAAATAGACGGTGCGACCATGTTCGTAGACAGGAATGGATCTGCATTAAAGAGCTATCTATACAATTTCAATGAAGATGCTTATACCACTAATGATATAAGCGTTCTAAGCCCAGAACTAATTAAAACACCAGTTGATATAGGGATTTTGGGCGGCACTGCTTCTGATGATGCCAATTGGGTGTTTATTGTTAATAATGATGGTAGTGCGACTGTATTAAACACTTTGAGGGCGCAAGATATTAACGGCTTCACAGAGTGGACAACAAGCGGCTTTTTAACTGATGTTTCAGTCGTTGACGATGATTTATACATGGTTAACAAAAGAACAATAAACAGTGTAGAGTCGTATTATATTGAAAAGTGGGATTTTGATCGATTGCTGGATAATTCAGGCATTAATAGCGGGGCTGTATCTCCCGTTATTGGTTTAGATCATTTAGAGGGTGAAACGGTTAGGGTTGTTGCTGATGGCGCTGTTCTTGATGATCGCGTTGTTTCAGGCGGGCAGATAACACTAACACAGGCTGAGTTAGATCAATCATACGGACAACTAGAAATAGGGCTTCCTTTTGTTCCAGAGTTTTCAACCATGCCTATAAACACCAATATCGGTAGCGGACAAAATCAAATGCGGCTTAAAAAGCTAGTTAGAATGAATTTAAGAGTTGTTGACACTTATGGGTTGGAGGTTGAAGGCGTACCAGTGCCAAACAGAAGCTTGACCACAAGCGCGCTTGATACTTCGCCTAATTCTCAGACAGGAATTATTGACGATGTGTTTAATCTTGCTGGATGGACGAGAGAAGATATGCCAGTAATTACTTGCCCAGACCCTACCCCAATGACTTTTTTGTCGATAGAATACGAGGTTGAATCATCGTGAGTGTAAACAACCTGCAAAAAACCATGTTAGAAATGCATCAAGTTGAGATAGAGACAAAGCATTCTTTTTGTGACGGGGTATATGCGAGAGAAATATCAATACCAAAAGGAGTCGCTCTAGTTGGTGCTAAGCATAAAACAGCGTTCTTTATGGTAATATCTAAAGGTGAATGCGTTATTACTGACAGCAGCAAGAAAAAAACTTATCAAGCGCCATATACAGCCGTTTCAAAGGTTGGCGCAAAAAGAGCTATATTAGCATTAAAAGACACCGTTCTAACGACTTTTCATAAAACAAATGAAACCGACATCTATAAAATAGAAAACGATATAATTGAGTCGGAAGGTTTAAAAATAGCCAATAATGGCGGGAGGGTAGCATTATCACATGGGTAGTTACCGCGGCTGTGGTGTCTGCTGTGGCAGCCAGAGGCCAGTATGTCGCTGGCAAAGCGCAAGAGATAGAGCTAGAGCAGCAAGCAGAGCAAGAAGAAACGGCGGCAGAATCTAGGGAGCTTGCCAGAAGGCAGCAATTAAACAAGGTTTTAGCTGCTAATGTTGTCGGGCTTGCTGCATCTGGCATAAGCGGAGAAGGCACTCCCTCTAGCATCGCATTAGAGGGCGCCAAGCAAGCATCTATCAGCGAAGGCTTGGAAGGGTTAAGTTCGCGGCTAAAACAGGCTCAACTAAGAAGGCAAGGGGCTACGGCTAAGCAGGTTGGTACATTGCAGGCAGCATCTACCTTGTTAAACACCAGCACTAAAGCAGCTCAATTAGGGTAGGGTAAATGCCTAGACAGCAACAGATAGGGTTATTTGGAAAGTTTTCACCGACTGGTGTCGATCAAACAGTTGGTGACAAAATGCGTGCGCTTGCTGGCTTGTCTGAGCAGGTTGGAGATATTGCATTTCAAGCTGGCGCTAAACAAAGAAGCAAAGAGGGCGCTATAGAGGGTGGAAAGGTAGAACGCGCAGAAGATGGCGAAATAATACCGCCGGAGATGAAGGACGAAGGAACATTTTTTGGTCAAGCTTTTAATCGCTCAGCAATACTAGCGCATAAAGCGCAAGCCTCTATGGATATTAGAGAGGATTTAGATAGGCTGGAAAACGAACATAAGCTAGACCCAGAAAATTTCAAAAGCGCTGCCAAAAGCTTGCGTAAAGGCGCAATAGCTAACATGCCAGAAGAGTTGGCAAATATAATTTCCGCTGATTTTGACGAATCCGTTTCAGTTAGGCATTCAAGGATACTAAAAAACTTTTTTAAAGCTGAATCTGATAAACATCGAACAACTGCATTGACAGCTACAGAAGCTTATCAAGATGATATTTTGCGATCAGCTAGAGATGGAGAAGACACAACATCCGCGCTAATAAAAATGAATGCAGAGTTAGATCAATGGGTTGATTCTGGCACCATGTCAGCTCAAGAGGTTGGGCGAATAAAAGAGAATACCTTGGAGCGCATTCAAGAGCAGGAGGCTTTGTCTGGTATTGAGCAAATTATTTTTGATGATAAATTGTCACCAGAAGATCAGCTTAAAAAAGGGTTTGAGTTCGTTGAAAAACTTAGAGATAAAGAACTTAAAGATTTAAGTCCAGAGCAAAAAGACTCATTGATAAATGTGGTTAATTCCAAGCTTCAATCAGCTAGTGCCAAAATAAGGGCTGAGAAACAGCAAAGAGATATCCAAAAAGAAAAAATCGTATCTAATCTAAAGATTAGAGCGGATGTTATATTGGAAGATGCCAAAGAGGGTAAAGAGTTCAAATTTAATGAAATTGTTGAACAGGTTGAATCTTTGCATAACGCTGGTGATATTAAAGAGTCTGAACGTACTTCAGTTTTAACAAAGGTCAACAAAGCTATAGGCGAGTTAGAGCGCATAAGCTTGGCGGATCGCAGGATTATGGAAAGGCAAAAAGGTGACGTATCGGTAACAATGAATCAAACAGATGTAGATTCTAACTACAAGAGAATACAAGAACCTGCTATTAAATCTCAACCAGCAGAGTTTCAGCCAACAATGAAAGCTAATTACATAAAGCAAACTAGGGTTGTGCCTGCGCAAGTTAAGAGGGAGGTGTCTAACGCCATATTGTCTGGTGATCCTGAGCTATTGCAGTCGACTCTAGAGCTGATTGATAGGATTGATACAGAGCCGCTGCTAACAGAAAAGTTAGTTTCTGCCAATGAGCGCGCCTTTGTTGAGACCGTCATCCCATTAATGAACATAATGAGCAGCCCAGAGGAAGCTATAAAGATAGCTAAAGATTTAACCGATCCATTTAATAAAGCAAGAGTCGAAGCGAGAGAGTCAGAGATTAAGGCGAACAAATGGGAAGAAGACTATGGCGATGACGTAGAAAGCGTGTTTGAGGGCTTCTTTACTGGTGGGGAGCTGGTCACTAACGTCAATCGCTCACAAATAGAGTCAGACTATAAAGACATCTTTGAACGCTTTTATAAAGCAGGTTACTCGGAGGAATCGGCTAGAGGCCGTGCTGAGTTTGAGTTAACGAAAAACTGGAAAGATTCAGAATTTGGGTTTATGAAGCACCCACCAGAGCAGTTTTACGAGCGCAAGCCGGAAGATATGAAAACCGAGCTATTTAGATTGATGAGTAAGGAGCTAGTAGGGGCTAAAATCGATATTGATGATATTTATCTATTGTCGGATGATGAGACTGCTAGAAAAGCCTCTATGGGCTCACCTGACTACAGAGTATTATACATTGATGAAAATGGCGCAGCTCAGAAAATGGGATTGAGATGGAGGCCAGAATTTAAGGCTCAAAAACCTGTTATGACAGAGCAAGAGTTTGGGAAAAAAAGGAAAAGCGCCATTGAGAAAGAAAGAGCTAGGAGAGCCGCTAAAACATTAGAGGGGCTTAATCTATAATGCCTTGGGTAGAATCTACAGATGCTGAGCTACTGTTTAAAAAAGCCACGGGCGTACCAGAATTCGAAGGGGTTAGCCCTGACACCATGGATCTAGCCTTGGCAGAGTTTAGAACCGGAAATATTATAGGTTCAACAATTAACCGCTCAGGCTTTGATTTGCCAGACAAAATTGTCGATAAACCGGATTTTAACCCGTGGGATTTGCTAACAGATGGCGAAAAAAAAGACGAAGCATTTATGGAGAACGCCTTGTATGCCGACAATGAGTTTGAACTAAATGAAGTAAGGCGATTTTCTAGAAAATACAGGAAGGATCGTAAAACCTTGGCGGATGGCGGCGCTATGTCATTTTTAATGGGTTTTGGTATTAGCGGCGTTGGTGATCCAATTAACTTAATACCTATCGGTGGAGCAGCTGTAAAAACCTATAAAACAGGAGGTTCGGTATTAAAATCTGGCTTGGTAGTAGGGTCTACTGCATCGGCAGCTACAGCACTCCAAGAATCGGCCTTACACGCTACGCAAATAGAAAGAACCTATGGCGAATCTGCTATCAATGTAACAGCAGCTTTTTTGCTTGGCGGCGCTTTAGGAAGCGGTATAGAAGGGCTTAAAAAATGGGGCGTTGACGATGCAGCTTTAAAGCAAATTGATGACACGATGAACCTTGATAACACGGATGCTACTGGGAAAAGCACTGGCGCGGCAGCGGTTGCTGATGATTTTGAAATAAAAGGGAAAGTGGCTCAGGCTATGGCAAAGGTCATGCCAGACCCATTGTCAAGAACGGTTTCTGGAGATAATCCTTTTACAAGAAAATACGCTAATTTCTTGGCAGAAAATCCTTATGCAGGCGAAAAAGGCAACCAAACAGCGGTAGAGTCATTAATTAAGATCCATGATGGCAAATACGTCCAAGCCCTACAAAAACACGATGTTGAGCTGGTCGCCCTTAGAAAAAGGCTTGGGGAGTCAAAAATTACCACTCTGACGCGCAAAGGTATGACTAGAGGCGAGTTTAATGAGCTTGTATCTAAGGAAATAAGAAATCCATCATCAAACATTCCAGAAGTACAAAAAGCCGCTAAGGGGTGGGTAGATGAGCTTTACGAGCCGTTAAAAAGAGAAATGATAGACGCAGAGCTATTGCCGTCAGATGTTGACGTAAAAACAGCGGTTAACTATCTCAACAGGGCATGGAATAGGCAAAAATTGGCAGCTAATGCCGACACATTTATAGCTAAGACAGCTAAATGGTTAAAAGAAGAGGATTTGAGGATAGATAGCAAGACAGATATAGACTTGGATGAATATATGGACGTTGCTAGGCAAATTCATTTGAGACTGATTAGTTCGCCTGATGGTAGATTGCCTTATGACTGGAAGCTTGGAGAAGGCTCAAAATCGTTTCAAATAAACGGAACGAGCCTAAAAAGCCCAATGAAAGAGCGAACCTTCAACGTGCCAGATAAAGACTTTGAAGAATTCTTTGAGAATGATATAGAGGTATTGGGTGCTAGGTACTTAAACCAGACTGCTCCAGACATAGAGATATCTAGGGCGTTTGATGGTGACTTAGATATGCAAAGCGCAAGAAAGGATATGCGCGAGTGGTGGCAGGATAAAATAGAGAAATCTAAAAACAAAAAAGAAAAAATTAAATTTCAAAAACGAATGACAGATAATGATCGGGATATGGTTGCCATGCGGGATAGGATGCGAGGAACTTACGCTATCCCAGATCATGACAGCATTCCAATTAGAGCTTTAAGGGTTGCTAGGGATTTAAACTATCTCAGATTTATGGGAGGTGTTACCCCGTCTAGCATTCCAGATATTGCTAGGGCGTTTATGGCTGAAGGCTTTGTTAACACTATGAAGCACGGATTGAGACCATTAGTCAAAAACCTAAAGACATTTAAGGTGTCCGCAGCAGAAGCAAAACGATATGGCGTTGGCACATCAGCACTAACAAGTCGATCAGAAGTAATGGCAGATGTAGCAGATTACTCCAAAGGTGGAACAGCGTTTGAGCGCGGTGTCAGAAGCATGGCTCAGAGCTATGGAAAAATAAACCTGCTAGATAAGTGGACTTCATTCGCTAAACAGCTTCATGTAGTTACTATGCAAACTAGCGTTATCGATAAGCTAGTGAAAGGGAAATATGATGCACGCTTAGGGCGACTTGGAATAGATGAGGCTAACGCTAAAAATATAGCTGGAGAGCTTAAAAAGCACGCCAAGCAAATAGATGGCGTTTGGATTTCAAACGCTAAAAATTGGGATTCACCTGCACTAGAGCGAATTTGGGGGGCGGCACTAAGAAAAGAATCTGACAGGGTGATAGTGATGCCAGGACAAGAAAAGCCGCTACTGATGTCCAGAGAGATGGGTAAGACGTTTTTTCAGTTTAGATCATTTATGATGTCAGCCACGCAAAGAATGTTGATAGCAGGTATTCAGGGGCAAGAGGCTAATTATTTTGGTGGCGCGCTGATGCTAACCACTATGGGCATGATGTCCTATAGCTTTAAGCAGTGGGATGCAGGGAGGGAAATATCAGACGATCCGAAAGAATTAATTATAGAAGGAATAGACCGCAGCGGTATGCTAGGCATGCTAATGGAAGCTAACAACACGATTGAAAAGATGTCGGAAAACGGCTATGGATTAAGGCCAATGCTAGGCGTGAAATCGCCGGCGGCAAGGTTTGTATCAAGAAACAAATCAGAAGCTTTCCTTGGTCCAACCTATGGCTCTCTTATGTCAACGTCTCTAAAAGTATTAGGGGCTGGAACAAGGGAGCGCGAATGGTCAGAGTCTGACACTAGGGCATTGCGAAGATTGCTACCATATCAAAATTTAATGCTATTTAGGCAGGCAGTTGATAAAATGGAAAGCGAAACACACAAAGGTATTAAATAATGGCTATTAACGACAACGGTACAAGAGATCAATATACAGCAACAGCATCACAAACGGTGTTTACTTATACTTTTGAGGTGTTTGCTAAAGAGGATTTATCAGTTGATCAAAATGGAACAATACTAACAGAAGGCACTCACTACACTG